GTCTTACGCTCAGGACGCTTGCCGGGAAGGGCTAGTTCTGGCGCTTTAAATTCCTCTTTGATATGTCGCTCAATCCAGCTTTTAAAGTCATCAAAAAATAACGTGTCGCCAGAATTGAGCAACTTAACAGGGCGTGGTGTACCATACTTTTTCTTAAAATTGGTTGTGCCCGGTACACGCAATATGCGTGCCGCGTCAGCAGTAACCGTCATGTCAATGTTGAGGTTCTCTTGTTTGCAAAGACGTTTGAAGTTCTCAGCAACAGGTTTCCAAATACTAACAGGGATGGCTTCGGTCAGCGCCCAATAAACATGGAGCCCTCCGCCAGAACTGACAATATAAGGTTGCCCCAACTTGTCCATGCTAGTCTTCGCCATGAAAGTGGCAAGCGCAAAGCCCGCATCCTTCTTGGTCGTGTAGCCATCCATGTCAATAAAGAAAGCTTTAATGCTTTGTGCCGCCTCAGCCTTGCGTTCTGACTTATCGAATGTCGATAAAGCAAAGTACACATCGCAACTGTCGGCGTACCATCTGTCTATGTTAGGTACGAGTTCAGCAATCGTGTCAGCGAAAGCGTGCTCGTTTCTCTTTGTTAATTCTACGGCGCAGTACAACCCATTACCCGAAGACGGTAGTACAGCCGCGAGAAAATCTTGCGGAGTCATGCGTATCCTTGGTATTATTGTGGGAACAGTTCGAGTTGGTTCGGGTCTTTAGGCGGGAACTCGTCGGGTGGGTTGAGTGCGGAGAAACGCCTTAACAGTTCAATCTGAATACTTTGGGGTAAATCTGCGTGTGCTCCAAGAACATCTGCGGCGTAGCGGATCAATTCGGAATTACTTAGATTTCTAGACGGAATGACTTGCATGCTTTTCTCCATGCCTCTTCTTTTGTGGGAGAGGTCTGTAAAATTTTTAAGAGGGACTCAACGCGGGGGCGGTAGGCAACAAAGACCTCGCCTCCTGCGAACCAGTTGTAGACAGATTGGCGTGTCGCCCCTGTCGCTTTGGCTACTTTGGTCACGGGGAATTCAAGATGGAGCGCCCATCGTCCTAGCTGATTGCCAAGAGTCTTAGGCGCTTTCTTTACGGTTTCAATTACTTGCAGTGAATATGCCATGATGTTCCTTAAAGGGGGCATGTGCCCCCTTATTTAATTAATCGTCCCAATCGTCAATAGCAGAAGCTAAGCTTGCCTTGGCAGGAACTGCGGGCGCTTTCTTCTCTTGCTTAACAACAACAGGTTCGTCAACATCATCCTCGGCAGAAGCTTCTACCTTGGCCTTGGCTTTCGCCTTCTTGGGTGGTGGAGGTGGTGCCTCATCCTCGTCTTCCTCAATGCTTGGCTCAGGTGTAGCAACCTTAGATGGCTTCTTACCTTCGATAGCAATAGGAGCCGCGACCTTGTCCATCTTTGTTACTGCAAACGTAATCGCCGCAATAGCGTCAGGAGTTTTGCCTTGCTTTACAACTGTGTCGTACTCGTCTTGCTCTAACCAACGCATAGACTTGAAGAACAACTTGGGAGACTCCGCTTTGGTATCGAACTTCATACGGGTCACAACCATCTCAGGATCGATTTGCTGAGCAGATAACCAACGAGCGTAAGCTCTAAGTGGCATGTTGTCACCAACCGCATCACCAAATACGGACGCGCCGGGCACTGGCAGTTGAAGTACGTCGCCTTCTAAGTCGTTGGCAAGAACTACTGCAACACGGTGTTGGAAACGGCAAGCCTTGGACTCGCCTTGACCGGAACCCGCTACGTTCTTGGGGCAGTCTCTGCAACTATCAGATTGACGATTCACAGCGTCGTGGCTAGATGTTTCGCCATCCGCAGACCAACAATCAGGACTAGACGCTTCACCATCATATGATTTTGCGTACCAGATACGGCTTGTCTTAGGCGCCGCATTAACAAACACCACATCAAGATAGCGCTCCTCAATATTAGCAATTTCTTTACCGCTTGCCATCAAACGGAATACACCGCCCTTGATAGATATGCGCTTACCGAAATCATTACCTGCGCCTAAAGCTTCTGCAAGAGCAGATTTACCTTGGCGTTCTTTTGCAAAAGCTGGGACTTTAGCCCCATCAAACAGAGCAACATTACTCATGGACTTCTCCTTATGTTGGTTTACGAACTGAAATGGCATACTCACTGTATGAGTTTAAGCCGGGGGGTAATAGTTTGGGATTCTCTTCAAGAAACTTTGCCATGTTGGTTTGGGCAATACGTTTCTCAAAAAGATCAAGCACATCATGTTCTTTTACGAACTCTTTAAATGCGTCCCAATCTGATGCGTTGTAGCGTGTCTTGGTAGACAACGATACGGTGCCTTGGTCAGTCTTTACAGACTTTACTCCGAGCGCAAGCATTTGATCTTTGAGTGCGTTCTTAACGAGTTCTTGTTGCGCTTTGATGCCTTCAACTTCGGTCTCGTATGAGGTCGTTAACTCTTGAATCTTAGCTTGCATCTTCCGATACACTTTTGCCAACTTGTCCATAGGGACAGCCGACAGATCGTCCTGCGAATCGCTCATTTTACTTCTCCTTATTTGTCTAATGTTTAACAATGATACACCAAAAAAATCTGTTTTACAACCTCCTTTTAAATATTTTTTACTTCGCTATCAAATAAACCTACAAGCAACGAGTGGTCGTTAACTTTGGTATTCATAGCGGTGAATAGTTTCTTCTCAATAGGGCTTGATTCAATATGCACCACGGTGACTTTGTCTGAGTCTTGACCTTTACGGTCTGCACGTGCTATACATTGCGTATACATTTCAACAGACATGAGTGGTCCGAAAAACACTACGGTGTCTGCGGCTGTCAGGGTAATCCCGTGCGCCGTAGCTTGCGGTTGCATGACAAGAACTTTGATCTGGTCGGTCGTTTGAAAATCCTTGATGATCGTTCCACGCTTACCGGCGGAGACATCACCATGAATAGTGTCCACGCCGTAACCGGCCTTGCGTAGATGCGCCACGATGGCGTCGATGCTTGATCTAAAGAGCGCGAAGATTATAACCTTGCGATCAGTCTCCTCTAAAATTTCTTCAAGCACGTTAAGCCTTGGCTTAGCATCGAATTCAACAACTTCCTTCTCATCGGTATACGCCGCACCACAAGAAATCTGTAGTAGCTTGTTGACCGCAACCCCTGCGTTGACTGCGCTGATAACTTCCCCTGCCGCTTTGACCATGAGTTGCTCTTTGAGCATCTTGTAGTATTTGTTTTGTTGCGGAGTCATAGGGACTTCACGTGTAACGGTCACGACGGGCGGTAGATCTAAACACTGCTTCTTGGTAAAACGTATTGCCGGTTGAAGCGCTTCAAAGACCATATCCTTGGCGTTTGTTTTCGGAGACCACTTGAACATTGTGAGTTTGTTCATCACCTTATCGCGCCATGCTGTTTGAAACTTAGGCACATTGTTTGGGTTAACAAGTTTAGCTAAGCCGTACGCATCCACGGGAGATTGTGATGCCGGTGTTCCTGTCATCATCCATAAATAGGTCTCAGGTTTCAAAATAGATGCAAGCGCCTTCCATCTGCGGGTCGATGGATTTTTGTACGCGTTAGCCTCGTCCACAATGACTAAATCAAATCGACCATCGCTCCTGACTTCTTCTGCTATCAGTTCCAAGCCTTCATAGTTAGTAATGACAATCTCGTAGTCTTGCTGAATCATCTCAATACGGCGCATTGCTTTTGCATGGTGCGCTACGATAGCTGACCGATGTATCACGCTGTTGCTAATATCTTGCATCCACGCTGACTGCATGATCGACAAGGGGCTTAGTACTAAGACTCTACGCACCTCACCTTTTTGCATAAGATAGTCAGCCGCCCACAAAGCGGAGAGTGTCTTACCTGTACCGGGCTCGTTGAAACAAAACGCACGTCTGTTGAGCGTAAAGAAAGCGGCTGTTTCTATCTGATGCGCCATAGGTCTGAAGCGACCAGGATAGTTATAGCGTTTGGTAATGGGGGAGGGTACGTTTTTTACGCCGAGGTTCTTCAGCACGCGTGTCTCATCAAGTCCCCAGTAAACCGCAACGCTGTAGATACCGTCTTCTTCGCCGACCACTTTGTGTTTTGGAATGATGCTGTACTTGTCCGGAGTGCGTGTCCTGAACAAGAGCGCCTTGTTATCAATGATCTCCATGCTCTGCCTTTAATCTGTATGTCTCTACACGCCCTACTCTATTAGGCATAATAACCACTTCATAGATAAGTTCGTCTGCACGCAAAAGCTTCTGAGAAATTGCCCACAGTGGATCATCAGAATTTAATGTTTGTAGTATTTCTACCTCAACAGGCAAATCCCCCAAACGCACTTCCCACAAATCACGACACATTTTTATAGACAGTGCTTTAATACTTTCCGGTATGCGGTCAAGTGGTTTGTCCTCGGGATGTCCAACCTGAAATATACCCATTGAATCAGTCCACCCCATTGCGTAACGTCCTTTCGCCTTGTAAGACTCTGCTATGTTTGAGACATAATCCTGCGCAATATCAGGGTCTTTCTCGTATATTTTTTTATATATCTGTGCTTGTGTTGGGTTTATTGTTATTTTTGACATTTACTTCTCCTTTGTTTTAATCTGGTTTCCTACATACAAACGTCATGCGGTCTGTTAAGTAGTGTTGTTCTAGTTCGCCTACTGCGTAAAGTCTCTTATAAACATACTTGTAGTAGTTATCGTTGGACACTTCTTGAACGTCCACCCATTCATTCCCATACTTAGCTAACCATAAGTTAACCAAATCCTCTATCTTCATATGGAATGGTTCAGTCGTAAGCTCGTGCTCTTGTAGACAACTAGCTTGTTCGTTTACTCCGTGAATCTGTACTTGATTAGAGGCATACCCCACCGTGTTGTTAGTAGTGACAACGTACGGGTTCTGAGTAGTGACAAGGTACGGGTTCTGACTCATAATCATTTATTGTCACCTTGGTTGGTACTCCTTGAACGAAGTCTCAAGTTGCCCTTGGTTGACTTCCCCCCTTTGCGTAACGGTTTAATGTGATCAATATCTTTACCGCTTCTGTCAATGCCTTCCTTGTCGTACATCCTGCGTGCACGTTGGCGCTCATGTTGGTCAGAACCCGGACCGGACTTGCCGGTTTCCAGATCACGTTTGTACTCTTTTTTGTAATCACGTTTGCGTGTAGCCATTTTGTTTCCTTTCAACGGGTGTCAATCTTTTCGTTTGGTATTGAATTCACATGTCTTGACCGGGCACCATCCACAAAGCGGAGTCTGTG